TGCGCCGTTCGAGAACTTGCCGTTCCAACTTTGACCGTCAATGCTTGGGCCGACCAAACACATATCAATGAAGTTGGCGTTGGCTTCGATGATTCCGCTAACCGCGGGTAAAACAAGATCAGAAAGCGCCCCGTCTTTGATCAGAAGACCGTCAATCGTGACGCCTGACGCGGCAGTTGTTTCTGCAATGGTATTGGTGGAAATTACCGATCCGGATAGAGCCGTGAAGTCGTTGGCTGTAAATTGAAAATCATCGGCTCCGGCAATACGCACATCAATTGTGTCGTCGGTGTCGGCTGTGATACTCGTGTCGGCATCTACGTCGAGGATTAACTCGGTGCCGTTTAGGTCTAGTTTGGCGTTAGCGGTAACTATGGCACTTGCTGTCACAGTGGTAGCCGTCAAGGCTTGTGCGGCAATTGTACTGCCAGACTGTGCCGTGAACGTGTTTGCCGTGAACTGGAAGTCATCCGCCCCAGCAATCCGAATGTCGATCTGATCGTCGGTGTCAGCAGTAATTGAAGTGTCGGCGTCGGCGTCAAGGATTAACTCGGTGCCGTTCATATCGAGCTTTGCGCCAGCGGTAACTAGGCCCGACGCCGTCAGAGCCACAGCCGTAGTCGTTCCGGCAACGGTTAACGCGCCATCGACTGTCGCCGCGCCCGTCACCTCAAGAGTGGCCATCTGTAGATCGTTGAGGGCGTTATAGATGACCGCGCCAGATCCCGCGCCGTCGCAATATACGATTGCATTCTTGCCGTTCTGGAGGGTGACGTTTGCCCCGGATCCCTGCGTAAGGATTACCGAGTAGGGGCCACTCGACCCAGAGTCGGTGGTGGCGTTCTCAATGATAAACCAGGCGGCGCTTGTGTTTGGGGCAATCGTGACCGTGTTGTTCGCGCCAAGGGCACCCGTGAATTTAATCACACGGTACATGCCATCCTGGAGGTTTTCAGTGCCTGCGCCGGGAGAGGCCTCTCGCACCGTCAGCGTGTGCGTCGTCCCCGACAACCCAACCGACTTGTATGAGGCGATCCTGTCCAGGATGTCGGCGTTATGGTTTGTCGTTGTTCCCCACGCCCCGGCCTGCTCGCCAGTGCCGATCTTCTCAATCCCGAAGCTCGTTGTGAATGTAGAAGCCATGTCGCTATCCTATGCTGCTATCTGAGTCCAATTTGCAGTCTGCCCTGGGACCGTTTCACCCCACCTGGTAGTTTGTCCCGGAACGATCTCATTCCATATAAGCACGCCGCCCGCAGCCGTCGCTGCCGAAACACCCGTAACAGTAAACCTAAAGTTCAACTGTACATCACCTGCGGCTGTCGCTGCGGAAACACCCGAAGGAAAGAGGTTTACCACCCCTGATACGGATACTGATCCTACACCCGAAGCTGCGGAAACACCCGTAACAGCAACATTAGCCTCACCTACTACCGAAACCGACCCGGCTGCACTGGCTGCCGAGACACCCGTGACCGTAAAAGCTTTGCCAATACCAACTGCGCCTGCGGCCGTGGCTGCTGAGACACCCGTGACGGAAACCGGAATTGCACTATTCCAAGCCCCCTCGTCCCAAGTACCTCGGCCCCAGCCGGAGACAATTGCCATTAAGCTACCCGGATAATCGCGGTGTTCGCGTCATTGGTCGGAAACTGTACGGTGAAATCTCCGGCGCTAGACGACTTGTCTCCGCCGAAGTTAATGATCGCAATCGAAGGTTTTGCAGCATGGTTGGTCGTAGACCCAGTACCCGCTGTGGCGAGAGTGCTGTTGTAAATCAGGGCTCCCCGAGCATTCGTTATAGTAGCCGTAGACCACGTCGTATCTGCAAAATCCACGAAGGCTGTCGGCACGGAACTGCTGTTATCCCCAAGACCAATTGTGGCGCTGGCCAGCGTATTGCCCCCCGCCGTGTAGTTGGTCCCAGAGATCTCTTCGCTCGTGGTATACCCTGTGGTGTCCGCGTCGAAGGACGAGGAATTGGTGTACAGGGCAATCTTCAGGGCATCCGCTCCAATAGCACTCGACCCCGTCCGCGTGTGCGCGGTGATGAAATGAATCCCGGCCAACGCCTCTCTCTTAAATGTCCCGCATATTGCGGAGGTTCCGATAGCCATTACAGTCTCCTTACAATCTCTGCCATGTCGCAATGCCCCTGCTTTTCCAGCAGCGCCCAAAGGGTCGTTCTTTCGCTCCTGGCCATCTTCTTCATATAAAAAACCAGGACTTCTTTCAATTCATCTCTGTGCGCCAGTGCCTGATCTCGTATGAAAGAAGGGGCGTTCTCTGAGACAGACATTATCTTGTTCAAAGCCATCTCGGCTATATCATCGGACGAATGGCCGCCGTTATTCGACGTGAATACAGACACGGTGCCTAAGCTGCCATTGCTAGAGGCGGGGAACGTCACGCCGGGCCCCTACGGACGCGGTCGTAGCGATACTGGTCTCTAGTCTGGAGCCCCTCACCGAGGTTCTTCAAACCTTGAAGAGCCTCCTGGAAACGCGCGTCGTACAAGGCCAAAAGATCTGCCTCGCCCTTGAGGAAGGTATATGCCTCGATTAAAGAGCCGTACAGGAGAGCTAGCTCTGCGTTTGTCCCGAGCCAACTGGTGCCATCCCCTGTTTCTGTGATGGAAGCCGGGCGGTAGAAATAGTGTAGCTCGAAGGTGTAGGCGCTGTCTGGCGTCGGAGCTAAGAGGAAAGTTGCCTCGTCCCAGTCGCCATAATACTTAGGGACACCCGTAGTCGTGGGGTCAGGGGTGTAGTCCTGAAGAAGGGTAACTTGCTTGTACAACAGAAACTGTTTACTGCCCGCCACGGCAACACTCAGAGAGTTCTGAGCCAGGAAGTCTGAAGGCTTTTGCAAGTAGGAATTGCCCGAAGTTCCGGAGCCTTGAGACGACTTCCGAAACACGTCTAACTGGCACCCTTTCAGGATGCGTTCCTCGGCATTTAGGATGAACCTGGACAGTTGGCTGACAAAGGTTGATTCTGTACTCTGAACGTAGTCCTGGATGGCTGTTTTTAGTGTTGTAAAGGTATACGCCATGCCTCAACCCTCAACTTTCCAGCGTAACAGGACCGGATGAGGCAGTGCCCCCGCCGCCCTGAACGGAACCCGCAGACGCGGTCTCGCCGGTTGCCGAAAAAGTGTAAGAATTGTCGTCCACGACGGTAACTGCGTATCCACTAGAAGACTGGAGAACAGCCTGCGTGAACCCATCAAAGGCCTCGCAAGAACGGAAACGCACAACATCTCCCGTAGTTCTTGAGTTTCCCGGTTCCCTAACAGTAATACTAGAAGATCCTGGGCTAACCGAAGTAAACGGGTTGAAGGGCAGAAGAACAGATACCGCAGGCTCTGTCCGGTCCGGCCGGGCATTCCTAAGAGCTTCGGGGTCCGCTTGCACCCTGAGAATAGTTAGTTGAGGCTGCTTGACCTCCCACTCGTCCTTCCCAACCAGAAGGCCCGTCCACTCTTTCCGCATGTCCCGGAGGCGGTAAGCCACGCCCGTCTTGTCAGAGATACCAAGGGCGTACTTGTCTGAGGCGTACCTAGCCATTAGCTCGTGAACCCGTAAGTGTAAGTCGGCACCGCATATGTGCTGGTTTTGTCACGATCTTCCAGGGCCGCGCGTTCAAACTCTTCCTCGTAGATTGCTTTCAGTATCTGCACTCTGTCTGGAGCACGCTTCAAAGCCAAGTAGTAGGCCAAGCCAGCAGCGAGGCAAGGGTAAAACCTGAAGGGAACCTCTGCCGTATTCACCGAAGCATCCGCGTCGTCTACGCGCACCAATCGGTCGTAAATGAATACGTCGGTGCTGTTCTCCGGGGACGGCCACAACTTGAGGACAGGGACTATCTGCCGGTCGAAATAATACTGTACGGGTCGGCCCGTGGTGGACTTGTTTGGAATCGTTAAGTACGTGTCCCGGCTTATCTGAGAAATAGAGATGTCTGAGTTGTCCCTACGGATTACACCCGTCAAGATATCTATCGTAGACCGCACATCCGACAGGCCGGGGTTCGCGCTTATCGTAGTAGATGCTGCACTGGTGCCACCCGTAATGGTTTCTCCAGCGGTAAAGGAACCGGAGGGCACTGTAAGGGTGAGGCTCGTCGAGGTGGGTTTCGTAATTATCTTCGCCGTGGTGCCACTAGTGCCACCCGTAAGGGTCTCACCAACAGTCAGGCTGCCCGAAGCGGCGACAGTGGCCGGAATATCCCCGACAGGGTAATCAGTCACGCCGGAAGCAAGAGTCTGAGAGAACTGCTGGATAGTCCAACGATTCAGACCGCGGTTTGCCCAATCCGCAAACAAGAGGTTTAGAGAACGGCGGGCGGTCACGGAGTCGTAACCCGTACGAACCTCTAAACCACAACGCTCAAAGGCTTCCTCAATGTATTCCGCTACATCAAGCTCAAAATCCTTAGATCCGGAAACCGCCATGGCTCACGGTCTAGGCGTAGAAGAAAGTCATAAGGTCAACCGTTCCAACCGTGTACTGGACCACTGCCCCGTTCCTGAACAACACCCCTTCACCAGGGATGAACGTGTCGTTAATCAACGTGTTATCCGTGCCTAGGGTTCGTGTCTTGAACAGAATGGATCCAGAAATAGGGGCCCCGTCATACAGGCTGACGATACCCGCCGCCGCACCAGAGACAACAAAGAACCCCTTCAACCGAGTAGGGCCCGCAAAGATAGCCTGGGCTGCGGACGCTAGGCTTCCCACTGTGATATTTGCCGCATATTGAGCGGAGCAAACCACCGAGGTGACCGTCTTGAAGTATTTGGTGCCGTTCACCGCTTCAGCCGAACCGGTTGAGGTTATGATCTCGCTAATGACCTCATCAAGCACGTTCGTGCCTGTGATGGTTGTTGTCTTGCCATTGTCGCCCGTTCCGGCTGTCGTGACTGACAGAAGTCGAGCGCCGCCAGAAGCAAACGAAGTGTTTGCTAGAGTAGCCGTGGTGTTTGGTCTCGCTGCGGTAACAATGAAGTCAGCATCGGCTACAACCTCGTCGCTGATTGTGATGGCTTGTACGCTTACTTCCGCCATATCAAACTCCTAAAAAGGTGGAGGCTCCTGCACCTCCACCTATTCAATTATGTGGTAGCAAAAACGGAGAGGTTGGCGGCTGCGCCTGTGCCCGAAGACGTACAACGAGCTTCAGCCCTCCAGAGAGTACCGTTAAAGGAGAAGACAACGTAGCTTCCGATGCCCGGACCCGCATTAGTCAGGCCGATAAGATTAAGAAAATCATCGCCAGTTCCGTCGGCTACATCAACCGTATCGATAAGACCAACCGCAGAACTTGTCGCACCCGTCTTCTTGTAAACGGCGGACTTAGCCATGAAGAACTGACCAGCAGTGCCAAACTTATGTGTAGCACTGTTAGCAATACCCACTTGGTATTCAACGACGATTACATCGCCGACCGTAGAAGCGGCGTTAGTTGGCATAGTTGCGGTAATTGCGGCACCGTTCGCAGGGCTTAGGTAGTGCGTGTTCTTGGTCAAAGCAGCAGCAAAGGCGTTAGCCATTTGCGTCTTCGCAGTA